GTATCCGTCTCTACCTGTTAATGACTCATGTGATTGTCTAACCCACTCCATAACTTGCTGTGCACCTGATGGTACAATTGGGTCATAAAGAGTGATGTTAACATCATCCCAAGTAGATTTTCCTTTAATCTTTCTTTTTACGTTGATGTGGTCTAATTCAACTACTTCTGATGTAAAAGTTGGTCTATTTGCTGTTTTGATGATGTATGATTCGATACCGTTGATTTCCATAATGAATCTGTTACCAAGTTTTGGTTCAAAATTCTTATAAAACATCTTATCAAAGGTTAAAATATCTGGCATTTCTTTTTATTTTTATTGTTCTATTATAAATATCTGTTTTCTAAATTATCCGTTAAATGCTGCACCAGTTGGTAAAATGTTGAAATCAATTTGAATGAATTCAGCCGTTTTAGTTGGTTGTAAGTAGATAGCTCCTTTCATAATGTTTCTATCAATTACATCTGGTGTGTTATTAGTATCGTCCATTACAACACGGAATGCGTACAAACCTTGTCTTTGTTGGATTGATTCTAAATAAGGGTTAACGATGTTTAAGAATCTATTTCTTGTCTCTGCAGTGTTTTGTTCAAATACTAAGTATCTTGAAGTAGATGCGATGTATTTTCTTACTGTTAACAATAATCTTCTTACGTTGATTCTGTCTAATGCAGATGGTTTGTCTTGTAAAGTCTTTTGTCCGAATACTACGATACCTTGTCCTGGGAACTGAACGATTGGGTTAACCTTTCCTTCATATAGAGTATCTTTTTCAGATTGAGTTAATCTATCTAATACACTAACTGCTCCTACTAATCCACCTCTATTCAAACCTGCTGGTGCGAACCATTCAGCTGCGATTCTATCGTTTGCTGCGAATACACCCGGAAGTAATACCGATGGTGGAACTGTAATCAATTTGTTTGTATTAACATCAAGTGTCTTAATCCATGGGTAGTAAACTGCTGCGTAGTTAGAATCAACTCCATCAGCTTGTTGTAATGTTTGTTGTATCTCCGTAGCTGCGTTACCTGCATCACCGATGAAGAATGCGTCTGCTCTTTGTTCAACCATATCCAATATTGAAGTCCAAACGTTTTCATGGTCTGCTCTGTTAACGTGTGGTGCAACTACCATATTGATATCATATTCGTCAGCGTTTGATAATGCTGCGATGTGTGTTCCGTATGCCAATTTACCTGCAGTTGTTGATGCGTCGATATCAGCTGCGTTTGTATTTGGTGCGTATCCGTCAAATCCTTCTTGGAATGCTACAATAAATTGTCTCATTGCAATTGTAGAGGAATCCGTTGTTAATAATGATAATCCACAAATAGTATCTAATGAGAATGTAGAGTTAGAACCACTACCAGCACTTACTGGAATTGGTTTCATATAAATCTTATTATCAGCGTTGTTATCTAAATCGATACCAGAGTATAATGTAGAACCTGAAACTGCTGAACCTGTTGTGAATGTTACTCTTGGAATAAAGTTTGCGTATGCTCCTGCGTTTACAGGTAATTGATATCCTGCGTGTGCAAATGGAACTGCTTGAACTGGAATTTTACTAGAATCTAAAAGAGGATTTCTATCAGAACTTACTAATCTAATATATTTTGAATAATTAACCCAATCACCAGTTTCAGTTATCTTTCCGGTTGTTGAATTGATTGTTCTTTTTCTGTCACCAATTACTCTATTAATATAGTTTGGAGAATTAGGGTCTAAGTTTACATTAGAGAATGTTTCTAAAATATTCTTTTTCTTATCAGTATCGTTAAAATCTCTAACTACAATAGTAAACGTACCATAATCAGTTCCGTTTGATGTACCAGCTGCTTTTACATTTGTAATACCAATTTTTACTTTTGTATTACCTACATTTCCTGCAGTGATTGTTTCAAATTGAAATAATGGGAATCTTGTATTATTAATTAATTGAGATTGGATATATGGAGTTTTAGCTTCTTGTGCTTCAAATGTGAAGTCTTGGTCAGCTAAAACTACTAGACTTGCAGTTGTTGCTGCAAAAGAACCTGTGAATGAACCTGTTCCCACTCCATTTACACCTGATAATGAATAACTACCTGTATTATATATAAATCCGTTTTCCTTAAAGAATGCGTATGAATAAGCTTTTGTTGAACCATAAGGAGAAGTACCAAATACTGCTTCAATATTATTTGCATCCGCTAATTCAATTGATGAACTATATCCGTGTGAAGCACTACCATTTAATACAATAGAAAAATCACCACTACCATTTAAATCAGAAATTGTAGTTGCTGAAAATCCATTATTTGCACTCGCTGATGTATTAAATAAGATACCTAATGCACCTGTGATTGAACCAGATGCAGCTATTAATAATAAAGGAGCTGTTTCGGTATATCCCGACTGACCAGCTACTCTACAAATAGTTGCAGTTCCTGCTTCTGCTAAGTATTTTTGTACTGCTAACGGAGTATAATATGTGTCATCAACTATTCCAAATAATTGTTCAAATTCAGTTTGTGAATTTACAATTGTTGGTACTAATGGGCCTTCTTTAAAAGGGCCAATGAATGCTGCTCCGATGTCAGCTACACCTTGTTGTAAAAATGAAAGGTCGTTTTCTTTTGTAAATACGCCTGGTGATACTATCTTTTCTGCCATTTTATATGCTTTAATTTAATTTATTAGTTCTCAATATAAATATAATATTTTATTTCAAAACAACAAAAATCTTATTTGTATGTTGGTGAGAAATAATCGTATACTTGTCCTACCGATGTTGCTGATTGTAATGTGTTGTAGAATAATACTGGTCCGATTTGTCCGTTCCAGAATGTTGTTCTTGCACTATTACTACCAACTGTTAAAAAGTTTGTAGATGATGGGGCCGTAAATGCTGCTGCTGTAAATGTTCCTACCGATGTTTTATCTACATAAACTGTTACAGTTCCTGATGGTTGGAATGTTGCTGAAATCATATACCAAACGTTTGCCGATAATGATGTCGTTAATTGTGCACTATTTCCCAATGTACTACCATAGAATTTTACTCTATTTAAAGTAGAACTATCTGATGATTCAATTGCTAAACCATAAAATCCTGCGTAGTCAAAAATGTGTCTTGTAGTTGTACCCAATGTTGTTGTAGGTCTTACCCACATATGAATCGTACCGGTATTAGTATTGAATTGAGAAATACCACCATTGATATTTGTAGTAGTATCTTTATACCAGAATTGGTTTGTACCATTTGCTGCCCAATATTTTTCTTTTCTACTTGCTCCCGCATTATATGATGGGTTTCCTCCCGTAATACTTGCTGCGTTTGTTACACCTGCAGGTCTTATACCTGTATTGTATCCTGAAAGGTCTAACCAGTCAGTTGTTGCTGTACCATTTGTAGATGATGCTTTTGATGGGTCAACATACATTCTTAGTCCTGCAGAAGGAATATATGGTTGTGTTGTTGTTCCTTTGTTATGTGATATAATACCATTTGCTAAATACACATCGGCATTTTCCACATTAAGTGTTACAATTTCCACATCTGCATTTACTACTTCAATATCAGTTATTTCAATTTCGTTCAATCCACTCATTTCGTCATATGTTACTACTAAATCTCCAGGTAACACATCTTCAATATTTTTAAAGTGATATTTTTCAATTTCACTATCCCATACCCAAAGAGGGTGAGTTCCAGTTGCTTTAATTAAACCATTATTCAAATCATAATATCCACTTGCAAAGTTAAATACAATATCCGATACATTTACTTCTTGATATGAACCTGTTTGAGTTTCTAACATATAGAATCTCCAATCAACATTTTCACTATCCACATCTTGTGACTCATCTGGTAATCCTGCTGGAACCCATGCTTTAATCGAATCACCCACAGACAGGTCTTCAACATTAACAACACTACCATCTGTTTTAGTTATCTTTGTTCCGAATAATAAACAGAAATCAGGTTGGTTGATTGTATTATAAACGTCTACTGCATATAAAGTTTTTGTAGATGCAACATTATAGTTAGTTGCATTTAAATTATATCCGTCAGCATATGTCATAGATAATACTGAACTGGCTTCCGAATATGTTGATACCGATATTGCTGCCGGTGTAATTGGAAACGATGGAGATGCTCCCAATGTCGGAGAACCTACTGTAAAATTAGCATTATTAAATGATACTGTATAGTTTGCAGCTACACTACCAACTCTCGAACCATGTAAAGAACCTTGTGTACCAAAAGAGAATGTTGCCGCTTCTTCGGTACTTTCTACAATATATGTGAAAGTCGGTAAATTTCTAGTTATAGAATCAACTGCAAATGAAGTAAAAGCAGCTTGTGTACCTGCCGATGCGTTCATAGCATTTAACGAAACTGCCTGTGTTGTTCTTGCTGAACCCTGTGTTGCTCTATATAAATTACCCAACGATAAATTTGTTCTTGCCATGGTATAAAGTGTTATTCTCCGTTATAAATATCTAAAAGTTTTTGTTTCCACTCATCTTTATTGGAAAAGTGTTTAATCATCCAATTTTTAAGTTTTTCAAATTCTGCTTTACGGGTTTCGTAATCGTCTTTACAAATCGTTTCGTAGGTCTGCTTAAATGTTTCCTCGTTAATCGCTTTGTATTTATAATCAAGTGGAACATGCCATTTTTCATGTAGTATTGGAAGTTTCCCCCAATCCACTGCTTCAAAAATTCCGTATCCGAATGGTTCAAATTCAAAGCAAGAATGAGATACTCCCCAATTAAGTGAGTAGAACCTTTCTTTATATTTGTAATCAAACTTGTAAACTTTTGCTTTTTCAAATTTGTATCCATATTTCTTTTTATAATATTTGTTAAATGTTTCTGAATTAGTAGAAATATATCCACCCAATCCATCCATATATTCAACATTTTTTCTACCTTCAACTCTTGCTGCGTATCCTAATTCTATTGATGTTGAAAGTTCTTTGTTTTGTGTAAATGTATAATTATTTGTAATATGATGTAAGTTTTCCGTTTCATATGGAAAATGATACAATCCTACCCAAACTTTATTTTTAATTTTATTTATTAATTCGTTTTCATATTCCCAATTTCCGTACCAATGTAGATATTCATCTTTATCTTGTTGTGCCATCAAAGACACTTTCGTTAAATTGTGGAAAATAATTGAATCAATCTTTTCCAAATTTTGATGAATAGCTCTGGTTGGAGTATAATGGCCATGTAATATATGTATGCGTCTTGCACCTTCTAATATTTCAATAATTTTATCTTCGGATGTTTCCCAAATGTGGTCAATGTCAATTGGAAATTCTTCGTAATTTGTAGGTTTGTGTCTATGGAAAAGTAGAAGTGGCTTAACATCTAAGTTAGGTGCCACTTCTTTTATCCATTCGGTTACCCATATATCAGCACCGCTATTGAACCAGGGTCCTCCAGCGGTGGTGTAATATACATCATACATTTATTATAAACCTTTTTGTTTCTTTAACTCTTCTACTTGTAAAGTTAAATTGTCTATTTGAATTTGTTGTTCTTTAATACCTTCAATTAATAATGCTACTAATTTATCATATTTAACAGCCTTATATCCTGTTTCTCTTGTAGTTACTAATTGTGGTAATACTTCTTCAATTTCTTGTGCAATTACACCTACATCATTTCCTTCGAAACCATGGAACTCTTTCATTTCTTCTTTCCAATCATAAGTGTTACCACTAATCTTTCTTATTTTTTCAATTGGATTTTCGATTGGCTTGATGTTCTCTTTGAAGTTTTTATCTGATGTAGAGAATGCTACGATATCACCTGCAGCATCAATTCTACCAGCAGTTCCACTTGCTGCAATTGCACCAACTGCTAATGAGTTGAACACAACATTTGATGAAGTTGCAACTGCCTGTCCAATTGCAATTGTTGCATTTGAACCTTCACCAGGAGTATGTGTAATAGTTACGCCGGTTCCTTGAGTTAAATCACTCATATAGTTACCCGTTGTATCAGTTCCTAATGCTACTGAATTTGCTGCAATTGTTGTTGCAAATGATACGTTAGCTAAATTAGTAATAGTTCCCGTACCTGTCACATCACCTGTTAAAGTGATTGAGATATCTTTACCTTCTAAATTATCTAGTCTAGTTAATGCTGAAGAACTAAATGTTTCTAAATTAGCCGTTTCAATCATTAAACTTGCAGTTGCAGAGTTTAAATTTGTTATTGAAACACCTTGTGAATCGTTTGTAGTTTTAGCAGCTGATGCTGAAGTGATTAAGCTTCCACTAACCACACCGATTTCAGTAAATCTTGTATTAGCAGAACCACTAAATGTATTTAAATTACTTACCGAAGTATTTAAACTTGCAGTTGTTGTTTCTAAATTTGTTAATCTAGTATTATTAGAACCTGTAAGTGTTGCTAATGTTGAAAATCTTCCATCAACTGAACCCGTATAAGTTGCTAATGTTGAAAATCTTCCATCGTAAGAT